CTACCGCATCACGGCAGGCTTTAACCACCTCGCCAAGCTCGAGCCCGAGCGATTCCAGGCGTAGCCCTCTGGCGTCTGCTCGGTCGAGTACCAGCCAACCACGCGGCCTTCCCACTCGCTGCCGGTGGACTTCTTCACGCGGTCGCCCATGCGGAACTTGCCTTGCGGGGCGGTCTGCGCGATGGGGGCGCGGTAATACTCGACCCGCTTGTAGTCGGTTCCTGGGTGGCGGCGCTTGGCTCGTTGCGCTTCGTCCTCGCTGTCAAAGAACGCCAGCGTACCGTCACTCACATCTTTCTTGATGAAGCGCTCAGGGCCGGTGGCGTCGAACAGCACCCAAAACACGGCGGGCTGCTCATCCTGCGCCGGGGCTGGCTCTACTGCCGCCTGCCCATCCCTGAACCCCTGCGCGGCGGCTGTGGCCATGTAGACGGCGGTGTAGGTTTCGGTGGGATCGGCCTGCTGGGATAGGGCGGCGTGATAGCGATCCCAAAGTTCAGACGAGCACCCTCGAACATATGGATGCAGCTCCTCGAGCAGCCCGCGCATCCGCTCCACCTCCGCCTTCGCAGCCCCCAGCTCAGCGCCGATTCGCCCGGCTACCTTCAGTGTGTCGTTCATACCTTGCTCCATATGGCAGCGTTATTCAGTTCCGCCTCGGTGGCGTAGCGCGGGTTAACCGTGAATCGGATTGACGCTGCGCTGCGCGCCATCGGTGAGCGAGACGTCACCGTGTATATCAATTCGCCCGGTGGCGACATGTTCGAGGGAATCTCACCCTGCACGACCTGAGCCCTGAAAACCTTGCCATGGTGCTGTTCGGCACCGTGACTGAGGATGCTGTCAATAAAACTGCCACCATCGAGGCGCTGACCACTGGCGCGCAGACGTTCAAGATGGAGTTTGATGGGGTGAACGAGGCAGCCACTGGCCGCACGGTCAAAGTGACCGTGCACAAGGCGAAGATCGGCGCTGCTCAGGGCCTTGGCTTCATCGGCGACGAGTTCGGTGCGCTGGAGATTACTGGTGAGGTTCTGATTGACACCACCATCGTTGCTGAAGACAAGTCGCAGTTCTTCCTGGTCGAGATGACCACAGCAGCGGCCTAAGCGCCCGAGTCCAAGCCCATCGGATCGGTGGGCTTTGGCGCGTGCGTTGATACATGGCTTTGAGCTATTATCAGGGTCTCTCTGCAGCGTCTCGACTGCCAGCTATACCGCAGATAACCTGCGCATCATTGGCAGAAGTATGATTTCTGCTTAAAAGTACTTAAAAAGTACTTGACCAAATACCGAGCAAGCATCTAAAGTTCCTTCACCAAAGCAGAAGGAGCTACAGAGATGCTACCGAACCCAAAAAGCAGCAATTTCCCATCCGCTTTGCGTAATGCAAGGAAAGCGGCTGGACTGACGTTGACCGAGCTTGCCACACAGGCCGGCATATCCGGCGTCATGCCGGGGCGGTACGAGCGCGGCGAATCACAGCCCACCATGCATACATGGCAAGAGCTGAACAAGGTGCTCTTCGAGGTGGACGACGAGGAAGTAGAGGAGGCGGCGAAAAACCAGGATGTGGGCGAATCGTTGGCCGACGCGACGCTTGAGCAGATCCTGGAGGAGCTGCAGAACAGGGGATTCAACTCCATCACGCTGTCTTATTCATAAGCGGCATGAAACGAAGAGGCCCCAAGCGTTGGCGCGCTTAGTCCTTGCTGTCGCGCCTCACGAAGGTCTTCTTCCTGCGGACACTAAGCCTGCGCACTGGCTCTTCGTGCGAGACGGCATCGGATTCGGACTCGGTTTCGGACTCGGCTGACTCGTACAAGGCTACCGCTCGAGCAAACAGCGCCAAGATCTGCTCGCCTGTGCTGCCCTTGAGTTGGTGAACGTATTGGTCGTTCAGCTTATCTCTGTCGATAGTGAAGCTCAGTCGGTGCTCACTTGAACCGGAGAAACTGTCCTCAAGTCGAGCAGCGATTTCGGCGTTGAGGGAGCGCTTGTTCAGCTTCGCTGCTTCTTCGAGACGAGCCTTGAGATCAGGCTGCAGCCGCAGTCCGAATGGATTGATGTTCCGCATGGGTTCTTCATTGCTCATGGCTACACACTGTAATCACTTTTACCGTTGACAAGTAGACACACGGTGTTATCGTTACACCGTGTAGTCACTACACGCCAACTAGGACGGAGCCAAATGGACCAAATGACCAGAACTCAGGTTCGCATCCCGCGAGACATTGCGGAGTGGCTGAAGATTCAGGCGCGCGAGCAGAGCCGCTCAATGAACGGACAGCTTGTCGAGCTACTGAAGCAGGCCAAGCGAGTGCAGGCAAATGCCTAAAACGAAGAAGCCCCGGCGTGCAGGCCAGGGCTTCAGATGTGATCAATTACGAGGTCAACCACATGTCAGATTCTAGCACAAGAAAAAACGTTGTCATCCCTTTTGATTTCACAGGGCATCAAGTTCGCGCCGTACTGATCGGCGACGATCCTTGGTTTGTCGCTTCCGACGTTTGCGAGGCGCTGGAGCTAGCAGGCCGCCATCGGAATTTTCTCCGGATGCTGGATGACGACGAGAAGGGGGCTCACATTGTGAGCACCCCTGGCGGAGCCCAGCAGGTGCAGGTGGTTAACGAGTCGGGGCTCTACTCGCTCATTTTCAAAAGCCGCAAAACTGAGGCCAAGCGCTTCAAAAAGTGGGTTACGGCCGAGGTACTTCCGGCAATCCGCAGGCATGGCCGGTACGAAGACGCCGCGGGCACCATGAACAAGCTTTGCGGGGCTCTCGGGCTGGAGCGCTTCCGCGAACTTAAGCGCAGCAGGGTCTCTTTTCTGCCGACGGAGCTGCAGCGCAAGGCAATGGCGCGCATTGGGCAGGATCTGAACATTGCCTTCGGCGTGCGCTCCGCTGCTGATATCCCGGCAGAAAAGATCGAGGCAGCTTGCACCTTCATTGCCGCCTATGCCTTGGAGGGCGAATGGCTGGCTAAAGAGGCAGTGCCAGCGAATCTGATTGACTTCCGCTGCAGCGTCGAAGACTGGATTGCCCGCAACCCGCTCAGTTTCGGAGGCGTGAAGCAGCCAGGAGCCGACCTGAAGGTAACAGTCACCGACCTGATCCTAGCGGATGATTCGCCGTGCCTGGAGCTGCTCGACAAGATGCACAACGCTGGATACCAGGTCGAGGGCGCCTTCTACGAGTTTCGCTCCTACCAAAACTTGATGCGCCAGATGGATTACCTGATGAAGGCAGCAGGTGGCGCGATCAGCCAGGCGCTCGGCACCCTTGAGCGTGGACGGATGAAGCCTCAGAAGTACGCTGGCGTACAGGCGGTGGCAGCATGAGCGCACTAGCTGAGGTTTGCGTGATGATGTCATCACGCGAAATCGCAAAACTGACTGGCAAGCAGCACAAGCATGTGCTCCGTGATATTCGAGATATGCTCGAAGCCCTAGAGCAAGATGGTCCAGTTTTGGGCCATGAAGAGCGGCACGACTCGCGGGGCTATACGTCAGAGTTTCGCCTGGATCGGGAACTGACAGAGACGCTATTGACTGGCTACAGCGTCCCGCTTCGAAGGAAGGTGGTTCGCCGGCTTCACGAGCTCGAAGAGGCGACGAGACCGAAACAGCTGGCGCATACTGAGTCTGCTCCCGTTGCAGCACTCGTCGATCTCGCAAAGCTGACGCTTGAGCATCTGCCAAACCTTGGACAGAACAGCAAGCAGGCGCTACTCAGCGTACTGACCGAGCAGGCGCTAGGGCACAAGGTGATCCCTCTGCCGAGGGTCGAGGAACACCTGATTACTGCCGGTGAGGTAGGGCGGTTGTTAGGCGTCTCGGCTAACAAGATCGGCAGGCTAGCTAATGCGAATGGCCTGAAGGTCGCGCCCTATGGCGAGTTTCGTCTCGACAAGGCACGGCATAGCTCAAAGCAGGTCGAGAGTTTCCACTACAGCAGCGCGGGCGTTGAGCGATTGCGCGAACTGTTGAGCGTGAAAGCCGCCGCGTAGCATTGCACTTCGCATTCCAGAACCTAGCCAAGCGCTGGGTTTCTGTGCTGGCGCCGTGTTAGATTTCCCTCTCTTATGGGGAGGGAGCCTTATGTACAGGTTGTTGTTGGCTGCGGCATGTACCGCCGTTATCTCCGGCGCCAGCGCTGCTCAAGTGTTCAAGTGTGTTGGGGAAGACGGGAAAACCGCCTTTTCGGATCGTCCGTGCGCTGTAGGCGCCGAGCCTGTCACGGTCAAGGACAACCGTATAGGGGGCAGTTTCTCGCCTTCGGAGGAGTGGCTAGAGGTTGAAGAGCGCGGCCGCAAGGTAAGAGAGATAAACCGTCGCTACGACGCCGCACTGAGAAACCTTGAAAACGGGCCCTGCCGGGATTTCTCAAGCACTGACTTGCGCTCAATGATCATAGCCAATCAGGTCGTGGTTGGAATGAAGGCGTCTGACGCAACCCGCGCCTGGGGAGCTGCCACAAGCGTAAACGGATCACAGCACGCTTATCACTGGAATAAAGGTGGTTCCTCCTACTTCTACGTGAGTAATGGTTGCGTCCGCAGCATTCAGGGATCGTATAACGGGTAAGGAGAACCTTATGCAGTGTCCAGCTTGCGGCCATGTCGATAATGAGGTTGCTTTTGGGAAGCCAGCCAAGTGCCCTAGCTGTGGTGCGTTCTACGACAAGGCTGTCATCGCTCGGGCGCGAAAGGCTGAAGCGCTGTATCAGGCAGCCCAGCGCGAAGAGCGAAAACGCAAGCTTGAGGCTGTGGCTGGACCAGCAAAGCAGGCCGCGTCAATGAGCAGGTCTGTCTTCCTGTCATTCATTAGCAGCCAGTTCTTCGGTCGGGCCGTTCTCGTCGTTGCTGTGCTCGGGATGGTCGTCTTACTGGTTGCTCGCCCTGCTAGTGGCCCTGCGGCACTTCCGGCAAAAGCAGAGCAGCCAAGCGAGTATGCCGTCATCCGCGTCGGCCAGCGGGCTGTCGAGTCTCGCCTAAAAGACACCGATTCTGCTAAGTTTCGAAACCAGTTTGTTGGCAAGTCTGGAGTTCCTTGCGGAGAGGTGAACGCCCGAAATGGGTTTGGCGGGTATAACGGCTTCAAGCGCTACATCGCGTCAGGCGGCGGAGTTTCCGTAATCGAGGGTGAAATCCCAGACGATCAGTTCGAGGCAACGTGGCAGAGGTTTTGCGCCAAATAGCCAATCATCAAATGCGACCCGCTTCGGCGGGTTTTTTATTGCCCGGAGTTAGGCATGAGCGAGTTGCAAATCCTGTTTCCTGAGCCAGTCACCGTCGAGGTGATGGGGCGCGACGTGCAGATCCTGCCGGTGAAGCTGCGCCACTTCGAGCGCTACGGCAAGTCGGCCGGCGCCCTGGTAGAGCTGTTCAGCCAGGCCAGCGTGCAGCAAATCAACCGCTATGCCGCAACGCATAGCCGAGAGCTGCGCCAGGTACTGCTGGCAACGACCAGCCTCAAGCCCTGGCAGCTGTGGTTCCTCCCTGCGACCGTCTCGGTGCAGCTGTTCGTCGAGGTGGTGCGGGTGAATTCCAGTTTTTTCGGCGAAGCCCTGCCGGCAATGGTAAGGGCGCTGAGTGGGGCTCCGTCGTCCAGCGACTGATTGGCGCCGGCCATGCCTTGGCTGACGTGCAGGATTACAGCCTGCGGCAGATCGAGACGTTCTTGGTGGTCATCGACGCAGAAGACCGAGCAGCTAACCGCGTGGCTCTGATTGCCGCGCGTGCGGCCAATGCAAAGCCAGAAGATTTCAAACGCTTGCTTAAGGAGTTCGCCTAAATGGCCCAGGTCAAGACCCAGCTGGTCATCGACGGCAAGAACAATTCGAAAAAGGCGTTCGACGAAGTAAACAACCAGCTCAACAGCATGAACAAGCAGCTGGCAACGGCTGGCAAGGCGCTGATCGGCGTTTTCTCCGTGTCCGCTCTGACTGGTGCCGTGCGCGGCATCGCCAGCGCTGCCGACAGCTACAACCTGATGAATGCTCGCCTGAAGTTGGCGACCAGCTCTCAGGAGGAGTTCAACACGGCTCAGAGTGAGCTGCGCCGTATCGCCGCCGCAACGCAGGCGCCGCTGGAGTCTCTGGCGACCCTGTATCAGCGCATCAGCCGACCACTGCAAGAGGCTGGCCGCAGCCAGAAGGACATCCTCGCGGTTACCGAGGCTGTTGCGACATCATTCCGGGTTTCCGGGGCGAGCGCTCAGGAAGCCGAAAACGGCGTGATTCAGTTTGCCCAGGCGCTTGGTGCCGGAGCGCTGCGCGGTGACGAGTTCAATAGCGTTGCCGAGCAGGCTCCGCGTCTCATGCAGGCGCTGGCTGATTCGTTGGGCGTGCCGATTGGTGCGCTTAAGGAAATGGCCGCACAGGGTTTGCTTACTGCAGACGTGGTGACTTCCGCCCTGGTTGAGCAGCTAGAAGTGTTGCGCACCGAGGCAGAAGCGCTTCCCGATACAGTCGGTGGAGCAATGACCGCCCTGTCTGATCGCTGGAATGAAGCGATTGGACAGGCGAACGTTCAACCGCTTATTGACGCGATCAACGGCCTTGGCGAGACGCTGAGTGATCCTGTCGTCGTAGAAAACTTGGTTAAGCTAGCGTCTGCGCTTGCCATTCTTGCCGGGACGGCGGTGGAAGGCGCTTCCGAGTTTGCGGATCTTGGCAAGCGCATTGCGTTCGTTGCCGCAAATTCCGCTGGAATGGTGACCGAGCTAGATCAGGTCGATCAGCAGATCGCAGACCTTGATCGCAGCCTGCAGGGAACTGGCCTCAGCACTACTCTTGATGGGCTGCTATTCACTCGTGAAGAGCTGCAGGCAAAGAAGGACGCTCTGGTCGCATTTAGGGCTGCCATTGTTGAACAGCAGACTGGCCTCAATGCCGAACTGCAATTTCTCGCTGACGTTGGTGCTGCAGCAGCAGAAGCGGCCCGCGAAAAGGAAATCAGCCAGCGTAACCAGTACATCTCTGACCTCAAGACCCAGCAAGACCGCATGGTCAAGGCGTCCGAACAGGGCGTAAAAGCGCTGATCTCGGCAGAGAAGAAGGCAAACAGCGAACTGGAGAAAGTTCGCAATGCCCGCCTGGAGATCGAAAAGCGCTACCAAGACGCCATCGCTGGCATGAACGCTGGCGGCGAGGCGTCCTACGGGGCGGCGCAGGCGCTGAAGGTAGGGGCACGGCAGGCGCTGCAAGCGGGTGACGTTGAGGGCGCGCAGGCGAAGGCGCAGGCGGCCCTGAAGATGCTTCAGGACTTGCAGGCAGCCGGTGCTAGCACCTACGGCTTTGCCGGTTTCGTTGGTGAGCTGCGCGACATAGAGCTTGCTGCAAACGACATCGAGAAAGGACGGGCTGAAGAAAAGATCAAAGCGATCAAGGATGAAATGCGACAGCTCAAAGAGCAGGCGCTTGATCTGAAGGATATGCCCGTCAGCGTGAAGATGGACGACGCCGCGTTGGCACAGGTTCAGGCAGCTCTGGACGCCCTGGCCAAGCGCGAAATCATCATCAAGGTCGGCGCGCAGTACGACTTCGAAAATGAGTACACGCTGCAAGACCCTGGCCCGGCGCCGCAGAAGTTCGCCACAGGCGGCTATATCAGCGGCCCAGGCACCGGTACTAGCGACAGCATCCCGGCGCTCCTCTCGAATGGCGAGTACGTCATTCGGGCGGCGGCCGTGCGCAAGCTGGGCAAGAACGCGCTCGACCTACTCAATCGCGGCATCCCGATCCCTCGGTTTGCCGATGGCGGGATGGTCGGGACTGTCTCGAGCCTAGACACCGGGCCGCGCAGCCTGGGTTCGCTGGATATCAACCTCGGCGGCGACGTGTTCCAGGTGTTCGCTGACGCTAGTCAAGCAGATGGCATCCGCCTGGCCGCCAAGAAGTTCGGCCGCACAAAACGATAGGGCTGTTTGACATCATGTTGCACTTTGGCGCACTATTTTGGTCATTGTGGAGTTCGTGCAATCAACGTGATTGCAGCTGGCGAAGTCCCTATCCAGAAGCCCCGGAAGCCTTGCTTGCCGGGGCTTTTTGTTTCCGCCGAAAGGCACCCAAACACGCAGCTAGGCCCGTACAGCCGAAAGGCGGATGTTCGCTCATCCGTCCGCCCCGCTGCGTTCCTATTCGACTGGTGAGCGAGGTAATGCAGATGCGCGATAGCAACGTCATCCCGTTTCACTATCAGGGCCAGCCGGTACGCTTCAACAGCGAGGGCTGGATCAACGCGACGCCGATCGCTGATCGCTTTGGCAAGCGGCTTGATCATTGGCTGGCTAATGCCGAGACGCAGCAATATCTAGCCGCGCTGGCTGAGGCTCTAAATACCCGAGATTCCGGGGATTTGATTCAGGCCCGCCGTGGCCGCGGTGGCGGCACTTGGCTGCACCCGAAGCTCGCCGTGGCCTTCGCCCGCTGGCTTGACCTGAAGTTCGCCGTCTGGTGCGACCTACACATTGACGCCTTGCTGCGCGGCGAGTTGACCGAAAAGCAGCAGTTCGACCGAGCCTGCAAGGCTCTTTCCGATGCAAGTGATATCGCCAGCCTGAGTGGCAGCGAACTTGCCAAGTTCCGCTGGCGCAAACCTGGCCTGATTGCGCAGGTCGAGCACTGGCGCGAGCAGCTGCAACTGACGCTCGGTCTTGATGCTGCCTGACACACCGACGACGAACGAAAGCCCGCCTAGTGCGGGCTTCGTCGTTTCTGGAGCCTGAGAAATGCCACAACCACAAATCATGCTCGGCGGCGTGCCGATCGTGCTGCACGCTGGCGCGCCGGTTTTGAGCGAAGAGCCTATCGGCGGTGAAACGTCGATGCGGATGAGCGACGGCGCGCTGGTATCGATGACGCACTGGGAGCGGGTGTCCGGCACGATCAGCGGGAATGGCTGGATGCCACCAGGGCTTCACGGCTTGGACTACAGCCAGCCGCTGGAGCTGCGGTCGACGAAGGTGCAGAGCGTGACGGGCACAGGCCTGACACACACGTTGCGCGGAACGCCGCGGCCGGATGTTGCGCCGTGGGCGCAGGCGCTGGTCGGTGACGATTGGGTCAATACGGCCTGCAGCGTCACCGATGGCGTCGCGACCGTTACGGCCGTCGCCGGCGCCACGCTTTACCGCGTCTGCTGGATGCCTATCTACAGCGTAAAGGCTCGCCGGCCATCCGAAACGCAGGATTCAGGAACTGCCAGCCATAGCTGGTCCATCACCTGGGAAGAAACCTAATGCTCAACGCCTCGCCACTAAACGCCGTGCCGCTGAACGGCTTGGCGAGTGCTTCCGCTGAACCTGAATACATTGTGCGCGGGCAGTCGTTCGTGTGGGCGCTGAGCGTACTGGTCGGCGGCGTGAACCTCACGGCTCAGCTGACTGGCACGGTCACCGTTGACCGGGAGGAGGGCGCCGCTGGCATCGCTGGCTTTGATCTGTTCATCGCGCCTGGCGTGGCCGTCGTGCCACCGGACTGGAAGGGCAGGCCGGTATCGATCGACTACATCAGCACGAGCCAGGGCGCCACGACCGAGGCCCGCCGCTACACGGGCCAGATCAGCATCGCCAACTGGAATCCGGTCAGCCGGGTGCTGACGTGCGAATGCTCGGACCAGCTGCAGCAGCGGGTCGAAGGCATGGCCGTGCCGGCCATTGATGCCCTGGTGGGCGGCTACTGGTCGGCGGATGTGTTCGAGCCGGTCGAAGGTCGCAGCCATTGGGACTACGCCCGCGAGCGGTTGAGCACTCGGCAGGTGAGCCTCGATTGCTCACCAACTGGAGAGCTTCGGGTGACCAGCTGGTATGCCACCGCGCCGCACTTCGTGTTCGGCCCGGGCACCACGCTCTATCAGACCGTTGACCTGCAGCAGGGCGATCTTGATCGCACCACCAACCGCGTTGAGATCGAGTTCAGTTATCGATACAGCCGTTTGTGGCAGCGCAACAAGGAGTACAGCTGGAAATCGCCAGAAACAGGGCTGAATAGCGGTATCGGCGGGTTTTGCCTCTGGCGCACCAACAGCCATGAGTTGCCGACCAAATCCATGATCGAGGACGCCGCGGCGGGCAATGGCGAAACAGTGGTCAACCCCGACTACTACTCGCTGCCCCTGACGATGGCCGACCCGTGTGGCGACGGTAACCCCTGGGTCAACACGTTCGATGACCTCCTGCTCGGGGTCAGTTGGATCGGCGCGCGGCGCTGGGTGCAGGTGGTGACCGAAACCTACCGGCTGTCGCTGGCCACGCAGGCGGGCGAGGGCGAGCAATCTCGTATCGTCCAGCGGGCGGCCTACACGGTCGACATCGAGGACGAGCGCGCCGAGGCCTGGGTGGACGAGCCGATACTCGGCGGTAACAGCGGCACCACGGATCTGCACGACGACGCGCGACGCAACGCGGCCATGCTGGTTGGGCTGCGCGCCGCGCACACAGAGATCGTATCCGCGCACCGCGAAACCACGCTGACCTGGCAGGTGCCGACCAGCATGGCGCTCGGCGTGGATCTGGTGCACACCGTAGAGGTGAACGACCAGGGGGCGCGGGCGGTGGGCAAATGCCGGCGAATCGTTGATACGTTCGACCTCTCCGGTGGCGAGGCCATCACCACGATCAGCATCGCCGTGATGCGCGGTGGCGGGGCCAGCGATCCGCTGGCCCTCCCTCCACGGCTAGGTGGGTTGCCGGAACACACCGGCCAGGTGCCGCCGTCGTGGGTGTCACTGCCGACGCAGCTCGGCGGGCGGCTCAGCTCGCCAGCCTATGACGACACGTTGCCTGGGTTTGCCGGCAATTACTCCTCGACCACATCCGGTACCGAGCAATTCCCGCGTCGCATGGACGCCGTAACCGATGAGATCCCGGCGGAAGACCGCGACGAACTCCTGCTGGCCACTGACGTGCTTTATCGGGTCGGGATACCCAACGACATTCTGGAGCTTTGAACATGGCCACACTGCAGCAGCAGCGACGCTCAATTGCTGACGCCATGTCGGCCAGCCGTGTCGCTACGGGCCAGGCTTCCCGGCAGGCAACCGGCCGGGCAATCGCCGAACAGCGTACCGGCCGGGCAGTGGTCGAAGACATCAACCGGCTGACCAATACGCAAGCGCCACGCAAGACGCTTCGCCCTGTCGTTCCGCTCGGCTCGTTGGCGGCGTCGCGCGGGCGCGGTGAGTACAAGCCGCCAGCCCAGACGCAGGGCGGCGGCATCGCTGGTCCGCTATCCGAGAAAAGAAACCTCGTCGATGGCAAATATGTGCCCGACCGCGAATACTGGCCCGGGGGTTACACCAGCAGCGACGGGCTGTTCATTCTGCCGTCCATCAAAACGCTGAAACTCACCGACGCCAACGGCGACGACGTTCAGGTTTGGCTGGCCAATCCCGAGGGGACGATTGAATGAATTCGCCTGCATGGGGTTGGCCGTGGCATGGGCGGGTAGATACTGCGGGCCGGCTGCACCTGCCCAATGGGCAGACCGTCAGCTACAGCGCCCCGTCTGGCGGCTTGGGATTCATGTTCACGTATCGCGTGAAGGTGCCAGGCGTGGCGCCGGTCGTGCGCAGCCCGGAGGAGGCAGCCGCCGATACCGCCGCAGGCCGAGAATGGCGCGACGAGGCGATCATGGGTGGCTTCAACCTGTACGGGAAGGAGCTGGGAGGCTGGATCTACAGCGCCCCGGATGGCACCAAGTGGGTGATCAGCATTGATCATAGCCAGACCGGCGCCACCGTTCCGGTGCAAGCCCAGCGCTTCGGTGTGCTTGGCGGCAAGCCGGAGTCCAAATCGTTGCAGCTGACGTGGCCGGCGGATGACCTGGTCAACGGCCAGCGGTTCGAGGGGCCTGGGTATAGCGTGATGCCGATCAGGTGGCGGGCGCCCATCGACATATCGCCAGATGGCTCCCGGGCGATCTTCATGCTGTACGCCTTCGACAGCAGCGCCCCGGTCCCGTGGGACGGCGTTGCCTTGTTCCAGTCGCTGCGACCTATCGGCTTCCAGCTGGTAACGGTCAGCGGCGACCGCGCCGGGATGACTGTCGCAGCCACCACGCTCCGCACTTTTGAGCAGACGATGGGGGAGGCGTTTCTGGACGGCTCGCTCACCGTCGAGCAAATGATCAACAACAGCCGGGTGGACCACACCGAACCCCGCAGAGCGGACATCAACCGTCCATACCCAGACCCTCCAGGCACGGAATACTGGAGCGGGGTTGGTGTAAACGGCGCCTATGATTTTGACCCGGGTGGCCGGTACGAATACGCCAATGGCTCGCTGAGTCGCGGTGTTACTGGCCGAATACTCGCGCTCTGGTTCGACCCGTCTGGTGAGATAATTGAGTGCACGGTGCGCACGTCAGAGAACTACGAGATCAACATGCCTCACCCCACCAGCACCGCTCATCCGGACCGCCCCGGCTGGGATATGTGGGTGCGCGATATGTCGGCGCTAGCAACCGTTACGTGGGAGCTGCTCGTGGGCGAGGATGTGGTCTGCACCTACACCACCGAGTACGCAGGTTTGAGCAGTGGCCCCATGTTTGGGGCGAGCACTTTGACCGGCGTCGCCCAATTGATCGAGAGCACGACCCTCACGCGGGACGATGGCGATACGCTCACATGGGACGTGTTCACCATCGGCAACGGTCAGACGCTCGATTCGATCCAGCAGCCGCCGTCGGTCTACTCCCTGACGTATGCAGGGGGCGGCCACTGGCGAGTGCTGACCAATAACGTGGTCGTGTTTGCGCGATATGACGCGCAGGGCGACAGCAGCTCTGGCATCCAGTACCACGGCTGCGCGACTCCGCGTGGCGCGTTCCCGATGAGCGGCTTAGTCGCGGGGCAGTTCAGCGCGCAGTTTCCTGCCGGCCCCATGCTCAACGCCCGATACAACCCATTCACAGGCGAGGTTTCCGATCCGGTCGGAGATACCGTCACGTTTGTTTGAGGCCCACATGCAACTATTCCTGAACAACTGGGACGCCTATCTGGACGCCCCGGCGGCGCCTGACGACCTGAGTCTGACGGTAACGCCAGAAGCGGCGGCGGCCTTGGGAGAAATCCCGCAGGGCGACCATGTCGTCGCGACCCTCGAGGGTGAGGAGGGCATCGAGATTGTGCACATCACGGGCGTGAGCGGCGCAACGCTGACAGTGGAGCGCGCCCAGGAAGGTACGCCGGCGCTGTTCTGGCCAGTGCGCACGATGTTCCAGGCACGCACCACGGCCGGCACTTTGCGCGCTTTGCAGGCACCTCCCGGAGGGGGCAGCAGTGCTCGTTTCGGCAAACCCCGATTGCCGACAGGGCAGAGCTTTTGCCCCTACCAGATCGCAGCCAGCTCATCCGAATTTGCTCAGTCTTTTCTATCCGGGCAGATCCGAGCGGTGCCGTTTGAGCTGGATTATGAGATGGCTGTCGGGGCACTTGGGGTTTACGTCGGTACTGCCAAGAGCAGCACATGGGTGCAGATCGCCATCTACTCCAGCGATGCAGACGGCTGGCCGGATCAGCGGCTGGATATGGTGGAGATATCGGCGGCGAGCGCTGGGCATCGAGTGGCCGATATCAGCCAGCCTCGAGTGCTGCAGCCCGGGCAGCTGTACTGGCTGGCAATCCGCCCGACCGATACCGTCTCGCTTAGGTCGGCCGCCTGCGCGGTTATTGGGCCGCCTGGCACTACAGGCAGCAACTCGTCCCTCACGAGGGTAGCTGCCCAGCTGCCCGAATCGTGGGAATTCACGTCTGCCGATTTCGCCGGCGGCCTGCCAAGCCCGCTCATAACGATTCGTCGCGGATAACCAAGGCAACCCACTCCGGTGGGTTTTTTTACGCCCGGAGCAACCATGCAGCCAGCAAAACTCGATCTGCACATCGTGCAGGGCTCGACCCTGCGCGACACCCTGCGCCTGATGCAACCGCGCTACGAATACCGGCCGATCACCTCTATCGGCGGCTCGCCATTGCGCCTCACCGTGGACCACGGGCTGCCAGGCAGCTGGCTTGCCTGGGTCGAGGGCGTCAGCAACATGCAGGGCGTCAACCGCTCGACACGCGAACGACCGCACCGCGTCACCGTACTCGACGCTGCCACGCTGGAGATCAATGCGCTCTCCGCGTTCGGCCTCAACCCGACCGGAGGGCAACTGATCTACAAGCCCCCGGTAGACCTGACCGGCGCGAAGGCTCGCATGCAGATCCGCGCCGGGCTCGGCGGGGCGCTGCTGCTTGAGCTGACCACCGAGAACGACGGCTTGGCCATAACCGGCCCCGGCACGCTGACCCGCACCATGAGCGCCGCGCAAACGGCTGCGCTTGCCTGGACGGAGGCTGTGTACGACCTCGAGGTCGAGTACGCCGATGGCACAGTACAGCGCTACCTGCAGGGAGCCGTCACCGTCAGTCGTGAGGTGACCGTATGAGCGCCGTTGCGATCTGCGGCGATCCCGAGGTGCTGGTTATTGAGGCTGGCAGCGAATACGCCGTGGCGCTCGAGCCAGACGCCGAGACGGTCGTCGTCATGGCCGGCGAGCAGGGGCCGCCCGGGCCGCCCGGCAAGAACGCGCCAGGCGCTGGCGATGCCCCGCTGATCAGCGAAGACCCCGACAACCGCCTCACCCAGGGGAGCGACGACGGCCTATACGTCCGCGATGACCTGATTCCAGACCCTCTCGCCTACTACATTCTCGCAAAAGGTTGAGCCCATGAGCCTCGAAACCAAAATCATTGCTGTCGTCCAGGCCATCGGCGCGGACATCAAAGATCTTCGCACCAAGCAGGGCGACCTGACAGCGCTCAGCACGACGGCCAAGGGCAGCATCGTCGCAGCCATCAACGAGCTGTACGGCCTGCTTGGTTCGTCCGGGGCTGTGATTGACGACAACGCTGGCGACGGCGCCACGTCCGTTACCTGGTCTGCCAACAAAATTTTCGACTCCATCGCTGCTGCCTCGGCTGCGCTGAAAAACGAGCTGGTAGATGGGGCCGGTGCCGCTCTCGACACGCTTAAAGAGCTGGCGGATGCGCTGAACAATGACCCGAATTTCGCGGCAACCATCGCTAGTGAGATAGCCAATCGGGTGCGTTACGACGCAGCGCAAACCCTCACCGCGGCGCAGCAACTGCAGGCTTGCCAGAACATCGGCGTCGGCAACCCCGAGCGCGATTTCGTAGCAGACTACACCACAGCCAAGGCGTAAATCATGAGCCTACAGACCCGCATCACTGCACTCGTGCAGGCAATCGGCGCGGATATCAAGGCGCTGTATTCTGGCAAGGTGGGCACCTCCGATGCTCGCCTGACTGACGCCCGCGAGTGGACGGCCTCGACCGTCACCCAGGCCGAAGCCGAAGCCGGCACAGCCACGACTCGTCGTGCCTGGACCGCCCAGCGCGTTTTCCAGGCGGTTGCAGCTTGGTGGGCTGCGTCGGCCGACAAGACAAAGTTGGACGGTATCCAGGCTGGCGCACAGGTCAACGTTGGTACGAACCTGGCGCAGGGCACCCGCACCACAACCGCCGTGTCAGTCACCAGCAGCACAGGCACGGGCGCAACGCTCGGGGCGGCGACCACGAGCCTGGCCGGCGTAATGACAGCCGCCGACAAGACCAAGCTCGACGGCGTCGCTACCGGGGCTACGGCGAACGCAACGGATGCCCAGTTGCGCGACCGGTCAACTCATACCGGCACCCAGGCGATCAGCACCGTGACTGGTTTGCAGGCGGCGCTCGACGGGAAGATCAACACCAGCGAGCGCGGCGTTTCGGGCGGCATCCCCACGCTGGACGAGTTCGCCCGCATCCCAGCCAGCCAACTGCCGAGCTACGTCGATGACGTACTGGAGTTCCCGGCACTCGCGAACTTCCCAGCGGTAGGTGAGGGCGGGAAAATCTACATCGCTGTCAACCAGGGCACCCAGGCGAACCCCACTCGCCAGTACCGCTGGACCGGCTCTGTGTACGCCGAGATCAACCCGTCTCCGGGCACTACCGATTCCCTGGCCGAGGGTTCGACGAACCTGTACTTCAGCGAGCATCGGGTGCGCACCACGGTGCTGACGGGACTGAGCCTGATCAGCTCGGCGGCGATCACGGCGACGGACACGGTGCTGTCGGCGTTGGGGAAAATTCAGGGGAGGCTCAATCTGCTGGGTACTGCGGCGAATGCGAACGTACAGACCTCCCCAACAGACACCACTGCCGGGGCGCTGATGGCTGTGGGGGCGTTTGGGCTGGGTGCGCGCAACCCCCCATCCTTTCCGTCGCTTGCCCAGCTTCCAGGTGGAGGGAACGTCGGCACAATCAACCAAATTTTCAACTTGACCGCAGCCGGACTACCAATCGGTGACAGTCTCGGCGGATGGGTGATTAACCGGGACGGTCGACCGTGCGCATTTTTATTCCCCAATGCCCAGCGCTTGGCGATGACCAGGTTTGACGGCACGAGTTGGGCCAACCCCGTGGAGTTCTTTCACACCGGCAACTTCGACCCCGCCACCAAGCAGGACAAGTCCACCGTCATCACTACCGCCACAACCCGCACTCTGGCCCTGACCGACGCCTGGAACTACCTGCGCCCCGGCACCACGGGCGCCATCACGCTCACTGTTCCGACAAACGCATCCGTGGCGTTCGAGATCGGCACCGAGATCACCGTCCGCGCGCTGGGCAACATCGCCCTGGCCGCATCCAGCGGCGTCACGCTGAACGCACCATCAGGTGGCACACTGAACATGACAGCGCGAATGACCGTAACCCTGAAGAAAGTCGGCACGAACGAATGGGACGTAATCGGCCAAACGGTGGCAGCATGATGCCCGGAGTGGTGGCGGGGTTTCCCGTAAAGGCAGGCCCTCTGATTCAGCCGACCTCGCACACGCTGACAGTGGGGCAAAGCAGTTCTGGAAACCTTTGGGGATTTAGCCCTCGATCCGTTCCCGTAATTGGCGGCTTTTCGCCAGTGGCTACGGCTGTGCCTGAATACGCGATGAATGTGTCGGGCCTGTCGTGGGACGAGTTCGCAGCCAATAGCCAGAAGCTGCAACTGGAGATCGAAGAGGTGCCGTTCACCACGGCCGTGAGCTTCAATAAGCTTTCCAGCATCCGCTCAATCGAAATTGCCGGAGTTGAGTTTCTGATGGCCGATGCCGTGAAGTCTGTTGTGAGTTACCGCTACACCTTCGGCTGGCCGTCGACAAATATCCTCGGCCCGGTAGTCGGCGCGACGAAGTCTGTGAAGATCAATTACTTCTGACCCATACACCAAGCCAGCAGTTGTGGTGTTCCGAGCCCGCCTAGTGCGGGCTTTTTTCCGCCTAAAGGATTTCCCCATGCCTCGACTATCAGCTGCCCAAGCGGGCGGCGCGAACGTGCGCGCCTTTCTGGATCTCATCGCGTGGTCAGAAGGCACAGATAACGGCCGTCAGCCGACGCGCGATCAGGGCTATGACGTCATTGTCGGCGGCTCGCTCTTCGACTCCTACGCGGACCATCCTCGGCGCCTTGTCGAACTGCCGGCACTCGGCATCAAGTCCACGGCTGCCGGCCGATACCAGATCCTGTCGCGTTATTGGGATCACTACCGGAAGCAACTCGGCCTAGTTGGCGGGTTCACGCCTGAGAACCAGGATCGCATTGCGCTGCAGCTGATCCGCGAGTGCAAGGCCTTGGACGACATCAAGGCGGGCCGGATAGAGCAGGCCATCCACAAGTGCCGCAGTCGCTGGGCATCGTTGCCTGGCGCTGGCTACGGGCAGCACGAGCACAAGGTCAGCAATCTGCTGGCTGCGTACTCGAAAGCCGGGGGAGCGCTCGCATGACCGCCTGGCTGAAGTTTGTGCCAAGCTGGGCCTACTGGCTGCTTGCCCTGGCCGTTGTAGCTGGTGGGCAGCAGATCCGTGTGCTATCGGCGCAGTCTGTGGCCTCGAAGGCACAGGCTGACCTCGCCAACTACCGCACCGAAGTCAGCGAGCGCGACCGCCGCGCTGCGCTGTTCGTCATTCAGGAAAACCAGCGGCGCCAGGCCGCGACGGAGAAAGCAGATGCAGAGGCACAGGAACAACTGGCTGCAGCGCGTACTGATGCTGAGCGCGCTGGTAGTGCTCTTGAGCGGCTGCAGCAGCGCCTCGCAGCAGCTGAGCAGCGCAGTCGTTACGCCGGCAATGCCATCACTGCCCAGCTCAGCCAGGCAGCCGAAGGCGCCGCCCGAGTGCGAGCCGACGTGCTCGGCAGGGTTGGAGAGGCTGCTCAACTCTATGCTGGAGTCGCCGACGAGCGTGGAATAGCTGGGTCGGCGTGTGAGAAAGCTTATGACGCGGTGCGGGGGAATTGAGATTGCCCGGACGGGCTGAGATAGGGGAAATTTCTTCCCCAAAACGCAAACGTAAGTGTTTGATTCTGTTGGCGCGGGAGATTGCGCAAAAGATCGGATTTCTGGGCGTGAAAACTGGCCGAAAGTCGCGCGGCACTAGGCGTTGAGCCTGGTCCGTGCGGCGTCCCAGGCTTTGATTCCGTATAGGCACAACCGCTGATCGGGTTCGGACATGGGCGACTCTCCAAGGCTCCTGCAAAACTGGACGGCGGATTATGCCACGGCTTGCCTGCCGATGGTCGCGAAGCACGGGGTCAATGCCGGTATCGCCAGGCTCCGTGGCCGCGTGGTTGCACGCGGTTCAGCCTCGTCCGGCTGCACCCAGGGCCTGCTCGATGGCCCGCAAGTCCTGCGGGCGAACCACGCGTCCCAGCTCCTGGCCCTTGCTCAGCAGAATCAGCGTAGGCCACAACTTGACCCGGAACGAACGTCCCAGCGGCCGCCCCGGACCATCTTCAATCTTCAGATGGGTGATGCCTGACCGGTCCGCCAGCGCCTTGCCGATCAGCGGTTGGGCGGCGCGGCAGTGGCCGCACCAGGCCGTGCCGAACTCCAGCAGCACGGGGCCTTCCAGCGCGTCCATGTCAGCGCGGCTTGGTTCGATGTTCGCGTAGTGCTCGGTCATTTCCAC